ATCTTACTTGATCTACAATTTCACAAAGTTTTTCTAACTCTGCATCATAATATTTGACTTCTGGAATATCTGGTATATCTTTTCTTACGTCATTAATAAGACGTACAATTTCTGTTAGATCTGTTGCCTGCTCTACTTCTTCCTCAACAGTTTCTACAACCTCTTCTTTTTCAATATATTCTTCAACAGAAGGGAGTTCCTCTGCATTCTCTTCTGTTATAAAATCTTCGACTGATGGTAGATCACTAATGATCTTATCATCAATAGAAGGCAATTCTTCTTTAGACATTCTATTAGTAACTTTTGTACTTCGGGATTTCTCTCCCAGATTTATTTATCTTCTTCCTTAAGTCCATCTTTTAACATCTTTGCTAGATCTGCAGTTGATCCAACAAATAATGCATTGTTTACAGTTGATGGTCCTTTTGTTTGTTTCTCTTCCTCAACATCTTTTAGTTTTTTCTGAAGATCCATCAGTTTGTCAGTAGCATCAGCAACGTTTTTAATTAGCTGCCCAGCAACTTCATATGCTCTAGGCATTTCACTCTCTTGTGCAAGTTCAAGAATACCATTAATTGCCTCTTGCCCCTTTTCAATTATAGAATATAAATTACCTCTCGTATAATCATAATCTTTTTTTACATCATCAACAGTGTTTTTAATTTTTTCAACTTTTTTTTCTATAACTTCTGGATGAAGAAGATCATCATTTGTATTAAAAGTTTCGTTTAGTCCGTCAAATTTTTTAGTCATAGATGTCATCAGATACCACCACTAAATCCAAAGTCGTCTCCAACCTCAACCAAAGCATCGTCTGCAGCATCAATCTTATGAATAGATGCTCCACCCAAATGAGTTGTAATGGTACTTCCATCTTGACCACGATTGACGGTAATTTTGTTTCCACTAATAGATTTGATGAACATTTCCTCTCCATCAATATCAATATAAGTTCCCTTAGTCAAAGTAGAACCATCCGCAACCTCAAATGTTTTCACCGATATGGTTATATCTGCAGCAAGAGTAGTTGCCGCATCTCCAGTGTAATTTTTGATTGCTCTTGGAGTTGAGGAGTAAGAAACTTCTCTTGTTGTATTTGAAGTATCTGTTCCAGTAAGATAACTGACAGTAGCCTTCTTGATAATATCCTTGGTTGCATTGGATGCAGGACCAAATAGATATGTTTTTGCAGTAAATCTAAATGTATAGAGAAGTACTCTTCTAGATGTAAAATCACCCTCATAATCATCTTGCATGGTAATATTTTCCAAGACGACAGGAATATCCCTTTTCTCTTTAATTGCCTCAACCAACTCTACTGATAAATTATATGCTGGTTGAAAATATGGTAAAATTTGCTCTACAATTTGAAGAGCATCATCATTTAACTTTGTCATAACAGACAGTTCAAACTGCATATTATATGGAACTGGCATATATGATTTCTTAGTCTCAGTCCCATCATTTGGGTCTTTTACAGTAAATGTCTGAGTTGTAGATACTTTTCTTGATGGATCGTAAGTTAATCCAGTAAACTCAAATGACATCCTTGGCAGAGTAATCGCAAAGGGTTTATTGAGGTCTGGAGACTGCTCCATCCTTGCCAAAAACTTTTGGGTAGGTCCATATGCCAAAGGAACTTTTACAACGCTTACAACGTTATCTGAGGAGTCTTCATGCTTAATGCTGATATTGTTGAAGAGTGTACCAAAAGATATAATGGTCCTCCTCAATATTTCGTTGTAAAAATATTCAAACATGTTAAAACCTACAATATCTTTATCTTAAGATATCTTTATTTAGGGCATCCCGAATGGGTTCTGCTCACTAAAGTCAAGTATCTTGTCTGCTTCTGTCTCAATATTAATATTGTCAGCAAATCCATCATCAGCTGGTTGTGCATCAGCAACTCTAAGGGCATAAGATGCTTTAGAAGTTGCGCCAACTATATTCTCTCCAAGAGAAAATTCTCCAGTAACAGTTCCTACTTCAAGAACATTGGTTGTAGAATTCCATGTCCTAACTCTTCCAGTAGTTCCACTAGAAGATCCTGTTACTACTTCATTAAATGCGAATGTTCCAGATCCAGTACTCTCAGAATTTCCAACAACAATAGTTGGTGCGACAGAATATCCAAGACCAGCATTTGTAATATAGATATTAGTTATGGTTCCAGCAGCACTAACTACGGCAGTTGCAGCTGCAGAAACTGTAGTGACTCCTGATAAGAATATCTCATTTGTAAAATTAATTATTGGATTATCTACATATCCAGAACCACCTGATGTTATTGTTACAATACCTACAACGCCATCTCCAATTGTTGTTGTAGCAGCTGCTCCAACTCCATCCCCCCCTCCAGAAAATCTTACCCCAGGTGCTACAGTATATCCAGCACCAGAATTGGCAATATTAACTGCTTGAACTGATTGTAATTTTGGATTTGCATTTAGATTACACACGTTAATACCACCAATCATGGTGGCAATACCAATCGCTGCTGTACCGCCCGCTGGAGCGGATGTGACGCCTACTGTAGGTACGCTACTATACCCACCACCCCTACTAGATATGGTGAATAATCTAACGCCACCATCAAAGATAGCGGAAGTTGCTGTAGCAGTTACCCCAGCACCAACTAAAGTAAGTGTTTGTGTGGGACCTTGAATAGTATTGATTCCATCATCAGTAGAACCATCATAATCTTCACCAATTAAATTATTATCAACTTCTTCAATTCCAGTTGCAATAACTTCATCTTCCAACTGGAAGAGTTCACAATATAATTCATAGACATAAAGATCTTGTAGTTGATAATATGGTTTTGCATATTCAACATCTTTAATTTCATAAATTCTATCATCAAGTGGAAACCAAATAAGATCTCCAGACTTGGGTCTTGTCGATAACTTTATATTTTCCTGATCTTGAATTAATGGAGTTATATAATTCTCAAATCTCTCTCTTGAAATTATAAGTCTTACTTCATCTTTAGATTCAATACCAAATTTTGATAGTAAATTTCCTGCTCCAGAATACTGATCATAATTGTCAATATATGCTTCAAGAGGAAGTGCTATATCAAACTTTGATTGAACTACTTCTCTGATAACAGTATTTTCTGCCAAGTATTTTCTAGGTAGATAAAAAATATCCACTCCATAAGTTCTTAGTTGTTCATTAATTAAATCCTGAACAAGATTCTGTTCAGAAGATGTACCCTGAGTGAAAAAAGGATTTAATACCATTATCCTATCATATCAAGAGGTGGAAGTTCATATGTATTTGACATCTGCTCTCTGATTATTTCTAAATCTTTTTCAGCATCATCATATATTTGTCTTCCATTTAATTCAATCCCACCAGGAAGTTTAACTCCTTGGAATTTAATTAAATTTTGACCCCACTGTCTTTTCATCAATGCGGTTAGATATTTTTTTAAGAATGAATCATTGTAAACTCTAGTAAAATCATTGGGATCTAAAAGTCTCCAACAATCAAGTACAATATACTCATCTTTTTCTACATTGCCCCAATCAACATCCAAATATAATCTATCTTGTCTCTGATTAAATCTTATTTGTTTTTCAGTATTCAATAGAAAATCAATATCAGAGAGATATGTTTTTGTCATTGCATATGACAACATCTCCATTGAATTGAAGAAATATAAATCGTTCAAAAATAACTGATATTTTAGACTAAACATCCCACCAGATATTGTGCTATTATCAAATCTAAAGATTTTATTGATACCAATTATTGAAGGTGGAACTTGAATATAATTACTATTTTCTTCGTATGAAAATGTTACACTGGCCCCATCAATATCAGTGCTTGCAGTTGTGGTAACAACCCCTTTTGGATCGTCTGCAGCATTACCTCTTCCCCTATCAATATCATCTTGGGTTATTTTATATTTTAAATATGTTTGAACTACACCATCAAAATGTCTCTCATGAAAATATTGTAGAGCATCATCCAAAAGATCATCTACTTGCTCATCAGCAATATTAATTTCAAGGACTGGTGCCCCCAGTTGCCTTTTACAATAATTGATTAAATCCGATCTACTTGCTGGTTGTGCCATATATTCACAAGTTTCCTAACTGTATTTAGGGTGCTGATGAAACTGGATTGTAGACATAAACATTTCCATTGGCAAGACTATACACAGTTGACCCAGAACTAACTAAGACATCATATATATACCTACCTTCGCTTAGGTTCCTAGTATCAGTTCTTCCTAATGATATTGACATTTTGCCATCAAATGCACTAGTGAGTCCTACAGTAAATGAAGTAGTTATTCCAAGTGTTGCACCAACGGAAACACTTTTTGATATTGCTGCTGATCCAGTATAACCGGTTAAATTAAAAGCAGCATTTGATGTATCTAAAACATTCAAGTTTGTTGAAAAATCTGACCCACCATAAATGGTCAAATTTAATCCATAAGGAACTCCTGAATCAGGATCAAAAGTAATGTTTTTAGTTGCCATCTACTATTCCTATTAGTTTCATTGTTTCTTGCTGCTTATAATATAATTTGCAAAAAGATTTTGCAATATTTTTTAATTCTTCACGATCATCACAACTATCTATCTGTGATGCAATCTTAGTATAAGCAAATTGCTTTGATAAGTTACTTAGTTCTATAGTATCAGGATCCATGTATTAACTCCTTTAGTAGAGATTTAATTTCTTTTAATTCACTCTTCATATTAGCAAAATCATTCTCAATATTTTGTATCTTATCATTCTTTTCGGATTTGACTTCACGTCTCGCAAGATACTGTTTGTATTCTAAAGTGTTGACATTGACTACTGCATTGGTTACAGGATCTCTTGCGAGATCCTTATGACCATCCAAATCGTAAAAATCCATATTATGCTAAAGCAATTACTCTAAGATCTTTAACTCTAGGAACGAAACACTGACTCTTAGATATCAATGAAAGTTTAACCCTATAAGTCTTGAATGCAGGAAGTTGATCAACTGTAAATGTATACTCCCTGTAATCAATACTTTCACTGTTAAAGGCTTTTGTATTTGATTTGATAATGAATGAATCAGATTCTCCATTATTATTTTCTTTAGCAATCACTTGTCCTCTAGAATTCAAGTTCG